ACACAGCGTCACGATAAACTTCTTCTGAAAGAAGCTGGTGTCTAAAAATAACTTTAGCTGTTTCGTCAATACCAATTGCCATTCTAGAAGGAGTAGTTAAAATAAAATCAATAGCCCTTGCTATTGAGTTAGCTTTTCCTCTTGAACTAGGATCATGAAATATAGCGTGTTTAGCGTTAAAATCATACGAACTAGCAAAAATATCTTTAGCTGCTGCATCTATTTCAATAGAATCCTGACCTTTAAAAGATTGTATAAAAGCTTTTTTGATAGACTCAAAGTCTTCTTTTTGTTGTGGAGTGCCTTGACTTAACTCTGCCACCTTTGGATTCTGTGTTAAAAACCGCTCAAACAACACGTTTTGTGCTTCTTGAATAACTTCTTGCTTTGTTACACCAAAG